CGGCGGTTGACGCGACTGTGTCGTTTATGCGATCCGGCGAAGTCCGTGCGGATTTGAAAAAATCGGAAGATTCAGACGGCGGCTATTTGGTGCCGAAGGAATGGGATCGCACTATTACCGATAAGCTGCGTACCGTATCTCCGCTGCGTAAGCTGTTTAAGGTTCAGTCGATCACGAACCCTAAATTCAAAAAACTCTACAATATGCACGGTGCCGGCAGCGGTTGGGTGGGTGAAGAAGATGCGCGTAACAAGACAGATGCGCCGAAGTTCAAGTCTTTGGACTTCGAAACGGGTGAAATCTACGCAAATCCTGCTGCCTCTCAGCAGATTTTGGATGATGCTGAAATCAATCTCGAAGCCTTCCTTGCTGATGAAGTGAAAACTGAGTTTGCAGTTGCCGAAAACAAAGCCTTTATCAGCGGTGACGGTCAGAACGGTAAGCCGACCGGCTTGCTGACCTATGCCGAAGGCGGCACCAATGCAACCAAGCATCCATTGGGCGCGATTAAGGTCGTCAAGTCCGGCAATGCTGCCTCGGTGACTGCGGATTCCATCATTGACTTGGTGTATTCGCTGCCTGCCGAATATTCGCAAGGCGCGGGCTTCATGATGAACCGCAAAACGCTTGCGGCTGTCCGTAAGCTGAAAGATGCTCAGGGCAATTACCTGTGGCAGCCAAGCTATCAGCAAGACCAGCCGTCAACGTTGTGCGGCTATCCTGTTCACGAAGTTGCCGATATGCCTGATGTTGCCGCAAATGCGCTGTGTATCGCTTTCGGCGATTTCAACCGCGCGTATATGATTCTTGACCGCAAGGGTGTGAGCATTCTGCGTGACCCATATACGAATAAGCCGTTCGTTCAGTTCTATACCACTAAACGCGTTGGCGGCGGTGTAGATAATCCGGAAGCCTGCGTGTTGCTGAAAGTAGCGGCTTAATTTGAACAGGTCGTCTGAAATGAAAGTAGTAACCAGTCTGTAAATCGGTGGGGAAGTAGTTTCAGACGGCTTTTGTATTTTAAAGGAAATATCATGGCAAAGTTTATTAAGCCTTTTTATGGTGTGCCGACCGGCGAGATTTATCCTGTCCACTACAATGTCGGCGATGAGATTCCGGAAGAATTTTTGGAAGCGGCCGAAGAATTGGGTGCTGTCGAAGTAAGTGGTAAAGGCGGTAAAAAACAAGACGGCGATTCCGGCGATGGTCAAGGTGGTGACGGCCAAAAAGATAAAACGGAATAGCAATGATTACGTTGGAATTGGTCAAGCTTCATCTTCGCATTGACGGCGAAGATGAAGATGATCTGCTTCGCCTTTATTTAGATGCGGCAACGGCTGACTGTGTTGCATATCTGAACCGTCCTTTGTATAGAGATACTGCGGCGGCGAAGGAAGCTGAGGAAAACGGCGAAACGAATGGGGTGGTGCTTAATCCAGCTATTCAGAATGCCGTCCTGATGACTGTCGGCTATTTGTACTCCGTCCGAGAGGATAGTCCTGCCGGGTTGCCACGCGCGGCTCGGAGGTTGTTGGAGCCGTATCGAAATTTGCCCGGTGTGTAGCCGGATCCCCTGACGGTTAAGCGTAAACCGTGCCGCCAAAAAACGCTCTTCTGCTTTTTATTCTGATTAGGGATTAATACGGCGTTTCCCGACTTCTTCGAGTGCAGCTAAGGCTTACGGCTGCCGTGTTTGAGTGTGAGCCAAGATAAAAAACCGTCCGAACGGCAGATTTCGGGCGGTTTTGCTTTTTGGGGTGGTGCTATGGGCAAGGTTTTTTGTGGTGTTGGATTATTTGCTACATTAATTTTCTTTTTGGCTTTGTTTGTTACGAAGGATCCTAAGATGTCAAGCATTGGCAAGCCTCAGAAGATTGAGTGTTATTCAGGAGGTCAGCTTGTGTTTTCAGATGAGCTGTCTTCGGTGGTGGACTCATCTAATACGCACGGTATTTATTACCGTTCGGCGATTACTGGTAAATATGTTCAAGTATTTATGGATTGCTTGGTGGTGGAAAAATGACGAATAAGAAAGAGGTTTTAGCGTATATCCGGAATAATCCGGGATGTACGGCCACGGATGTTGCGAATGAGGTGTATGGTAAGTGGCGTTGGAGCGGCTGGATCTTCGCGCGGAACGATATTGAGGCGTTGTGCGATGAGGGTTTGGTCAGCGAGCGTTTTTTCCGTGGTATCTCTACGTTTTATCCGGTTGAGAAAAAAGAGGCCGCCTGATTTTCAGACGGCCTTTTTGCTATAAGTCAATGATTAGGTCGGTAACGATACATTGCAGAGCGGTTAATTCTGACATGGCTTGGAAAATACTTGTCAAGAGAAATATAATTTGGCATGATGAAATTCGATTAAATCACGCAAGGAAATGTAAAGATGAAACGCTTTGCAGCTTTGGTAGTTGGTTGTTTGATATCTGCTGCTACGGTTGCGCAACCATTGGTGGACGGTATCGGGTTTCTGAAGATTGGTGATTCCGAGCAGTACGTCAAACAAATGATTGCCAAGAAACAGGGTAAGAAGCCGAAGCTTTTGAAAGGAGATGACCTTTATCCGTCGTCTTACAGATGGGTGTATGAAGATTTGGCTTTGACCAAAGATTTTACCGCTCCAGAAATATTGATGAAGTTTCATCAAGGCAGGTTGTACCACATAGCAATACATTATACGCTTGATGCGTATAACCTTAGAGATAGGGGTGGTGTTGCAAGGGCTGTTGAAGATAGGAATGAGGTTTTCCATATTGCTAAGGCTTTGGTAGATAAGTACGGTACTGAATTTGCCCAGAAAGAAGCGATAAACAGCTCAAGTTGCATTCATGTAAAAGAGGCGGAGAGATTTATCATTGTATTACCCTCCATAGAGGGCGTGAATGCGGGCATATTCGAAAACTTTTTAGATGATTTGTCAGGAAATCCGTTAAGTGGGAGCAATCTATATTTGTATGATCGAAGAAGATGCCCTGACAATGCAATATCCGTTATGGTTTTTGACAAAAATGTATCCGATGAAGTGGAGAAAATAGAGAATAGGCTTCAGGACGAGAAAAAGGAAAAAGAAGAGGCCGAAAAGCGGGCGATTGAAGAGGAGGAGCGTTTGCAGTGGGAAGAAAGTATTAAGAAGATTTAAGGTTAAACAGGCCGTCTG